CCTGGAACTTGGCTGCGATAGTTGTAGTATTTCGGGTTGCCGTAATCTGCTGACTGGATGTCGTCAATCCACTGCGTCACATCCAGTTGCGACTCAAACAGCGGGCGCAGGTTCATCAAACCTTCTGGCCCAGTAGCTTGGATTGGGCCTTTAGGCTCAGCGCCAGCCCGCTCTTTGGCGATAAGCCACAAACCGCCGTACTGACCGATACGCTGGCGAATATCTAGCGCCCTCAGTCGCTCCCACAGGTCGTGATGCTCGATAAGCCGCTCAAGGGATTTCATCCACGCTGCATCCTCGCACTCAATGTGCGGCGGAGTTTGCCAGCAGGTGCGGACAGGCAGGTCGATGACGACTTTCGCCAAGCCCTTGCGACGATACGCGCTCCAAAGGTCAGAGAATGCCACCTCGTTCGGGTATCCGCCGACCGAATACACATCAAGCCTAGTATTGGCGTTGTCGTAGAATCCGGCGTATTGGTACGGCGTGCGAGCGCGTGAGCTGGATGAGTTTTGCGCGGTTCGGCGCTGGTGATATTGACGTTTCTTAGCCATTGATAGCCTCCTGATTGATAACGGAGAGTTTACCCCAAATTCAGTTTGCGGGCTATTTTGCGGTGCGGTCTAGTTCTTGCAGAAGTTTATCGGCCACCTCAACAGACCATTTAACAACGTTATCTGTAGTTGTTTGTCCATCAGCAGCAAAGCCGGCTGCAATATGCATTGCCATCATCTCGCGCTTGGTGAGGCCGTAATTTGTTGTTTGAGTTAAGTGCGGACCGCTATTCCCATCAAAACCGCAACGCTCAAAAACGTCATGAGTCGGCATTGCTGGCATATCTGCATTCTTCATTGTTATTCCCCTTGGTTAGTTGACAGTTCAAATATAGCCCCATAGTTGACGCCATGCAAGCAAAAAAATCCCCATCACAAGGATGGGGAAAGAGGTGTCAACCTAGGAGGATGGATGTTCTGGAATGATTATTGCCTATCCAATTAATTTCGTCAAGGTTGTTTACATGCGTTTGTGGTGGTGACATACTGATGGTGTCAACCAAATGAGGGTTTTGCATGAAAATGGCAGAGTCAATAAAATTCAACATATCAGGAACAGGAAGTGATGGCTTTTACTGCCTAACATATGGCGGGAAGATAATGGGCAGGTTCAGGACGCACAAGCAAGCATCGGCACACAAGGAAGCCCTACTGAAAACAATGACCATTGATGGCAACTGCATCAGAAATCAACCTAGGGGTACTCAATGATCGACTTTCCAGAATTCAAGCGCGAATACATCAACGAGAACCTGCCGAAGCTGTACGCTGGCGAGCTTGACGTGACAATCATCGAGCTTGTTGGCAATGTGAACTTTGCGGAGATGAAAGAGTTTAACGAAGCAGCTGAGGAGCTATGGGTTGAAGGGTTCGGAAAAACAATGGACTCGCTGCTCGAAAAACTCGCCATCGAATACCTGTCCGACGCAGCAAAACACGAATACAAGAACATGATCGCAGCAGCAGAGGATGAAGCTGGTGCGGAACGGGCTTTTTACAACTTGAATCGGTGAGGTGTGTGATGGATAAATATTTGAAGATGAGCAGCCACTTTGTTGGGAATGTGTCAATAAACACGGATGGACAAATCTGCGATGATAAATATTTTCGTGGCAGTACGGATATCGCAGAAGACTACTACGCCCCGATATGCCACGCCATCAACTCCCACGATGAGCTTGTGGCAGAGGTTGAGCGGTTGCGTGGAGCATTACACGATGCGGCGACATCTCTTGAAACCATTCACATTCGGTCATTCGGAGAAGAAAGCCTTCTCGATAGCAAACCACAGATGCGCTCATTTGCTGGCGCTAGAGCAAAAGTTGCCAGAGAGGCGTTAGCAGAATAAACAAAGCCCCTTGATGGGGCTTTTCTTTACCTGTAAATCATATCAAACAGCGATGTGTTTTTGATTAGCGCGTAGCTCACTGCGTCCATGGTGTTATCGACAATATCGTCGTGCTTGTGACTGTCGTCAGCGCTGAACAGTGAGTGCTCGGCGACAAACTCAACAATCCATGGAGCACCTTCTGGCAGATAGACTTTCCCAGCCTTGAGTTGCGGAGCCGTGTCCATGGCGCGTGTAAGCTTGTCTGTCGAGCGCTGAACTGGAGTCAATGGTAGTGGTGAGCTGCGACCAACAGTTTGCAGCAACCCAGTCCCGGACGCTTTATCCTCAACCAGAACGGCGCGAAGGTTTCCTAGCTCTTGCTTCTGGTTCTTCTGCCAAGACTCTCCGATGAATGCGCGGAAGTTAGCCTCAAGCTCAGGCGCCTCCCATTTGCCGCGTACCATGTTTATCAGGTAAAGGTTGCCAAGGTAAACGCCCCACTCGCACATCACGGAGAAGTCGTTGCGCGTACCTGTTTTGGTGGCGGTATCCGCAGTGATAAAGCGAAACTCCCAGTAGGGCGGGTGTGGATTCTCTTCGCTGCCGTACCACTTGAACCAATCTGCATTGAAGATATGGCCGGACAGAGCGATTGGCTCTTGCTGGTACTGAGAGCTGAAGGTGTACTCGTCAGCTTCCCAGAGATCCATAAGCTGGCCTATGTCTTCGTTAGCGCCCCAGAACGACCAGTAGCGCTGACCAGCCACCACAACGGATTCAGTGTCCTTTATGTCTCTCCAGCACAGGTCTTTGTATTTGTCAGGGAGGCCTTGCACGTAATCTTCTGTAACCAGTGCTGGTATCTTTATGTGATCGAATTTAACACCCATGCCACCGCTTAGTAGGAAGCCGCTGGTATCATCAACGTGTGTTCTCTGGGCGATACAGATGATTGGTGTTGCGTTATCTTTGCTCTTGTCACCCCTACGGCTTCGCACAGTGTTTGTCATGAAATCATGCTGCCTTTTGCGCTTCACCTCCGAAAGGGTATCGCTTGGCTTGTCTGGATCATCGAGACTCAAGTGGCCCGAGTATTCTGGGCCGATATAACCGCCCCGCGCACCAGTTACCTGCCCACCAACCGATCGACTTACTGTCTCGCATATAACCTTGCCGCGATTGTCGATTAGGCTCCACTCGCTAGCCTGATTGACACCGAACTTGCTATCAAACAGACTCTGAAACTCTTGACTGGCGATTATGTCGCGAGTCCTGATTGAGTTCCTTGTTGTCAGGGCGTCTGAAAACGATAGGTTTAGGTTTCTGAACTTGCTAACCCTGCCATCGCTGACTAGGGCGGCAGAATATGCCGGGGCGTGTATGCTGAACAGCTCCGTTTTCGTGGATCCCGGAGGGCAGTTGATTACCAAGTTTCTGTTTTGCCTGCGCTTGTATATGATGTCGTCTATAGCGTCACAAAAAACGTGATGGTGCCAGTTCTCCATGAATTTTGAGCCTTGCAGGATGTTGAACCACACCTTGGTGAAGGTCATGAAGTTTGAGAGTGATAGCCGCCTTATGGCTATCCTCTGATCCATTGTTAGTGATGAGAAGTCATCAAGAATTGCCATTTGCTATGCTCCTAATTTCTTCAAGTAGCTCTGATGTGCAAACAAGCCACTCTGTAGCACCATCAAATCCAGTAAATCCTGCGCTATCGTACGCTTGGTGAAAATGACGCTCATATCTCCTTGCGTCCAAACCATTGCTGAACTTTATTTCCTCAAAAACATAAAAATCGAATGGAGTTTTTTTCTCTAAAACCTTATGCCTAGCCTTTGGTTTGTTGCTTATCCCTATTTTAACTAGATTTCCGCACAAAGACCTTAGCGCATAAAGAAATCCAGCCTTGCTTGGGTCGTAGCCAGTAACACAGCAGCACGGACACCCTTGGCCAGACAGGTGGTGGCTTGCTTTCTGCTCAAACTCCCCATGTTCACGGCAAATTATTTTAACTTTAGAATCGCAGTGCTCATATAAGGCGTGCTCGTACCCATACTTATCTCCATGAACCTCCCTTGATCTAATCAAGAAAGACTCTGTCGTATTCCTTTTCAAATCACCAATTCTTACAGATGCGCATGATTTGCACCCACGCCCAGCTAGGTGATTACTAGGCCTCTGGCTGAATTCTCCATGCTCATGGCAAATTATTCTTACTTCCACATCATCTGTCACGTAAGATACAAGGTTGTATCCGTACTTATCGCCATGAATTGACTTGGCCTTTTCTAAAAATGACCAAGTTGAACCAGTCCTTCTTTCAACAGCGCAGCTTGGACATCCTTTGCCGGATATGTGGCCAGATGTGTACTGAAGAAACTCTCCATGGTAAGGACAGACAATAGTTATCTTTGTTCTATTGTTTTTATATACCATGCGAGAATAGTCGTATTTTTCTCCGTGAGTTTTACGGGCTTTATGAATAAATTCTTGGTCTGTTAGCTTTCGCGGCATGTGACTCACCTCTCAGTGGTGCTCAGTGAAGGATTGCGGAAGGCGTGCTGAGTCACGCTTTTCGGATGGCCGTCCTATCCGCAATAAAGATTATAACATAAAAACCCCACCGTGCGCGAATGAGCGTAGAGGGCGGGGTCGTGTTGTGGTTATTGTATCTTATTTCATCAGCCAGTTTATTAGACCATCAAGCAAATCAGGTTCACCCACAGTGAGAAGTATCGCGATTACAACCCAAAGCAGGTTTAGGGTTACCGTAACAGTTTTCGTCTCCCTCATTTCTTGCTCTCCTTATTCAATCCAAGATAATTCACCAACTCCCGCCTCTGCTCGTTTCGCAGTTCAAGCAGCGCTTCAAGGTGTGCGATTTCGATGTCGAGTTCTGCGAGCTCTGCCATTTGCTCACGTTTAATCGCTCCATCAACATATTCTTTAATCATGCCACACCAACCTTAATCAGAATCTTTCCGCTAGGCATCGGCTCGCACCGTGCCCACCTGCTTTTCTTGTCCATCCAGTGGCCGTTAATGCGCTGGAATCCGTTTTGCTGCAACCAGTAACGCGCCATGGAATCGTTCTGTGCTTTGTGTGTTTGTGTTATTGCGGCCATTACTCCAACTCCACCCTGCCACCAGCCATCTCCTCCAAATTGCGCCGCAGCATGTGCAACGCGCCGGAAGGAAATGCCTGCTTTGCCAATCCTTGGAATATCAGGTAAACGCGAGTGTGTTCGGTCAATCTCGGAAGCAACCGCGCAACGCAACGACGAATCGCGGTGTTCGGTTTGTCGCGGTGGATCTCGTTGCACAGTTCGACAGTGACCAATGCGCTAAGGTATGCGACGCACTCGGCGTCGCGGCTGGTGTATTCTATTTGCTGCATTTCATGTACTCATCTACCAGTCCGTCCAGCCACTCAGGCGATGCCATTCTTGCCTTTGCATTGATGAATTCTAGGCATGTTTCGCTTTCAGCATCTCGAAGCTCACGATACCGCGCCGCATCTTTTTCTGCCGAAATAATCCGCTCAACCAGAATCACCAAATCACCATAGCTCACAGGCTCAGTGAGGAAGTGCAGGCCGTCTTCAACGTAGTCTTTGGCAAGCTCAAGCAAGCCATCCAAGTTATTAACATCAATCATCACAATCCCCTTTCGTTAGTTGACACAACAACTGTAAACAAAGGCCGGAACGCTGTCCAGCCCTTTGCGTTAAATTTCTCTCAGAATCGCCTCTTCCGCCGCCTTCACATCAGCCGCCGTGATGGTAACGTTAACACCTTTCGGCGTCATTGAGCCGTCGGAGCTGGTCAGGTCTTGTTTGTCAGCAAGGCCCAGGTCGCGAGCAATGATATTCGGGTTCATCAGTCCAGCCACGGCACCATCGAACTTCTGAGTCCGAATTGTGTCATCAATTGCATTGACGATATCCGAAAACTCTGCCCTAGCCCTGTAGTCACTCCATGACTGAGTGCTGCATCCAGCGTGCAGAAGAAACGCCTTCAGGGTGTACGGGCGAACCTTGTTCAGGTCAGCCATTACCGGAGCTCCTTGGAACTGAAACGCTTTCTCCTCAATGAGAGGGTTAGCATCAGCCCACTTGAAGTAATCAAGCGCGGCCTCCATCATGGCTTCTGGAGTCTCAAAAATGCGCGGGCGACCGCCATTGCTTTTCAGCTTTTGAGACATGATTTGCCATAGCTGTTGGCCTGCCATGCTATTTACTCCTTATACTTTTCAGCAACACGCTCGATTGCATCGCGTGATTTCTCAAGGAATCGCTTTGCCAGCTTGGTGATGATTGACAGCGGAAGGACAATGATTGCGAAAGCAACCAGGACGACCGCGCAAATCAAACACAGAATAAGAACAGCCCACTTTTTAATTTCGCTCACATCACACCTCGCTCAATGTGTCATCAACCAACTCAGCCTTCGCAAGCATCAACCCGCCAGAGCGAATACCCTTGATACGGTAATGCGATTGACTGTGCATCAAAATATCCAGCTCGCCATTGAAAAATTTGAGCTTGGTTCGTTCGTCTGCCTTGATGATAACCATGCCATCGTCAAGCTGCTCGATGATATCGAATACGCCAATTGAGATTGCCGACTTCACCTGTAATTCTGATTTTAGGATTTGTTCCATGCGTCCTCCTGTTGAATCCTGATTATACCACGAATTCGTCTTTCCAAAACTCCGATGGGTCAGCCCATTCAATGTTTGTTTCTGGCTTCTCGCCAGCTCGTTCAATGCGCCGACCAATGACGAAAAGCAACTCACTCGACGCACTATACTCCAGGCTAATCAAGTGCCGGTCATCATCGTGGATCAACTTCGCATCTTCACTCTTGATGAATGCAAGCAACTTATCGCAACGCTCGTTGATTTCGGCGTGGTATTTTTGCAGTTCTGTGATGGTGTTCATGCTGTGCCTTTTGCTTTGATGTTATCAAGCATTCCGAGAAGAGCCTCGCCAGTATCAATGGAGCATTGCTTGTATCCATCTGCCCACTCTGAAGTTCCCATGATCTTAGCGAATTCATTTGACGATCCGATTACTCGCTCGATAACAGCCAGCAGCTCTTTGTTCATTTCAACAAGTTCGTCGTGGCTGTTGATGGCGTGAGCTGCATACTCCGCTGAGTCAGCGCAAAAACAATTTGCCGCCAGCACACCTTCACACATAACGTGCCTTGAATTACTGCTTCTTATCTCAACTGAACCACCAAACACATCACTCATCCTCAAATACTTTTCCATCTCAATAACTCCCCTTGGTTGACGCGCAAACGATAGTTCTGATTTGTCTGCGTGTCAACTTGTTTTTATTCAATCCTGATGGTGTCGCCATCTAGTTTAAGCCTGCCGCCTGAATTTCCAGCAATGCGCTTCATGGCCTCTCGCAGTTCTGGAGTTTTCGCCTTGACATCCAGATTGCGCTTAATGAAGTGCAGCGGGAAGGAGAACCTTCCTGACTGAATTCCGCCAGCCACCAAACTCGCGATCATGCCAACAAGCTCAACGTTAAGGGCTAGCGCCACTCTCTCGGCCTTGCGGCGGCCCCAGCGCCTTTCGTATGCGCACTCAGGGCACCCGCTGCCACGCATCACTCTGAACGCGCTTGACTTCCACTCGTGATCACAATGGTTGCACTTGAGAATTATGTCCGTGTGCGCCGACATCGTGTTGTAAACATGCTCTCTACAAACCATGACTAGCCGGAATGAATCGCGCTTGCTGATCTCCTCCAGGTAAAACGCCTCGCCCTTTGGCTTGTTACTCTTTCTCTTTATCATCTATTGAAAACCTTTGTTTACGGTGAATCTGTAGATGATATGCCGAATGGATTGCATCGTCAATGGGGGTGTAATACTTCCCCGTGGGGAGATGATGGGGAGGTCGCATCCCCAATCCTACGCAGCGCCAATGTTGGTTTTTTAAGATGAGAAGCTGGCGGGGGACATCTGACGTGACACACCCCCCCTGGATCGTGACTGGGAAAC